CGTTTTGCTAATGCGCGTCCAAGCTCAGTTGAGTATACAGAACGAACGTCATAGTGATTTTTCAACTCATCAATATTAGCGATGAATGTTGAAGCGATAAGCATATCGTCGATACCGATTGTACGCTCACCGTGTTTGATTTGTTGTGCGTAGCCGTTACTTGATTCAAGAACGTCTTCACCAACTGTGAAGTATTTCGCGTCGGCTGTGCCAATGACAGGGAATTGAGCCTCTTTACCTGAAGTAATTGTGCGAACGGTATGAAGGTCTTTCATAACATTAGCTTCTTCAAATGTAGTTAAGATTTCATTACTGAATACTTTGAGAAACAAAGCATCAGTTCCACCTGTAGCATTGATTTGACCTAAACGAGATACTGAGTTTACAGCTCCATTTGCCATAGTTTTATATCTCCTTTAATTGAGGGTTATTATTTATTGTTATGTTTTTGTCCTTTCACACATTTCCATTAATGTTATCCCTCGCAAGGGGCATTAGCTTACTTTGTATTATTGCGACTAAATTGATTAGAAGAATTACTTCTTCTTTTTCTTAGGAAAGCCTTTCTTCATATTAGAATAGGATTTCTTAGAAACGGTTGAATTCTTTTTACTGCGGCTTATTCCTAGTCGTTTACGTCTATTTATATTTTCGTATAAGCTCATAATTATCTACACTTCCATCTACGTAACGCTAGTGCCTTACGGGTTGGTCTACCTTTAGAGTCTTTCATTGCTCCTTTTGCACCTTTCATTCTTGCACAAAAAGAGCGCCTACGAGCGGCGCGCTTACCTTTTGGATTACTTTCTGTAACAGGGGCTTTTAGATTACTACCCGTCTTAGAGTTGTAATATTTTCTTCCTGCTGCGGTAAGTCCACCTTTCTTTGACTTATGTTTACTTCGTAGTGAGACTCCTTTTCGTTTCATTATTATTTAATTTGTGATGAACCAAAGTAGAAACCAATGATTGCATATAATGCTTGTATCACAGATGGGTGAAGCAAAAAGCCGTCTTGAGTTTCATAAACGTCTTTAGCGAATATCCACCAACCTTTGGTAACTTCTACAGTTACACCTTGTTCTGAGAAAGCCATAATGAATGGTACAACAACAATCGCAAACAATACGGTTGCTACAATACCTCGACGTACCCACACACCACCACGCCCTGCGGCACGGTCTGCGCTGTCGTCAGCTGCCTTTTGTTTAGACAGCATCATTTTAACTTGAGCTTGTTGAGCTTGAACCATAGAGCCAATCAGCTTGAATATAAATCCGCTGACTCCACCGCCAAGCATTGCTAATAAAGATTGTTCCATAATTAATCTAAGTTTGAGACTGCAAGACGTTGTTGAACTTCTTGTCTGTATCCTGCATCGGTTTGATATTGTTTAGAGCGCATAGCTTGTGTAACCTGTGCGCGAGATGTGAATGGTGCAACTGCTGAACCATTAGTTGAGCCTTGCATTGGAGTAACAGGGTTTCCACCTTTGTATTGTTGATACAATGCTCTTACAGCAAACTTTGCTTGTTCTATTGTACCACTCTCAACTGTTTGGTTGTATGCTTCTAAATCAGCATCATCAAGATTTTGTCCTGCCCATTCTGACATAGCTTCGTATTCGGATTTACCTCCGATTGTATTGAATATGTCATTTGACTGTTTATCTACGATTGCTTCTTGACCTGCAATATAAGAATCTACCATCTCTTTGGAGATACCCATTTCGCCTAATTGGTTGTAAGTATCTTGTGATAACTCACCACTTTCAATATATTCGTCGTTAGCAATAGATACTATATCAGGAGTACCTGTTGATGTTTCTTCTACTGATTCAGAAGTTTCTGCTTCTTCTTCGCTACCACTAGATTGTTTAGTTTCTAGTTCAGCGTAAGCCTTCGCCATATCTTCGGCGGAACTAAATTTTTCAGGTAGCCACTCAGGGCGTTCTGAAGAACTAGGTATTGGCTGTTCTTCCACTACGGGATTTTCAGCCGCTTTAGCGTCGATTGCCGCTGCTTCCTGTTCGAGAGTAATATTCTCTGAAGGAGTTTTATCGTTTATAACGTTTTGTTCGTATTCTGCCATAATTACTGTTCACCTTGCATGGTTTCATCTGCTGATTGATTTATTGTATCAGAAATAGCTTTAATCCCTGCGGGCGCTGCTTTCTGCATTAGTTGCATTTGTTGTGCTTGCTGTGCTTCAGCTTGCATAGCTTGCGCGTCTTTAATAAGACCATCTGTCTTGATACCAAGCGCAGTAGCCCTACGTGCGAAATATTCATTTACATTAACAAACTGTGCTACAGCTTGAGCGCCAACTATTTGCGCCGCTCCTGCTAAGAACAAGTCAAGTTTCTGTAAATCATTTCCTCTTCCTAATGCTTCAACACCTGTAATAATAACAGGATTTACAACATCTTTAGGAAGCTTCGGTAGTTTCTTAGTTTTATTAAGAACTTCCAAAAGTCTATTAACAAGCGGTAGTTGTAATTCATTACTTAATAACGAATACAAACCTCCTAGAGCAGACTCTAGTTCTTGTGATAACATTCTAATCTCTTCTGCTGTAACACGGTCAGCGTTACGAACAACACCTGATGTTAACAAGAATGCTTGTCCTAGTCGCTCTTTGATAACGTTGATTGTTTCTTGAGCAACTCTAAAGTCATTTTGTTTTTGTGTTTGTAGTACAGTAACATCAGCAGCGTTACCTTGTACTATAGCACCGTTAGGAGACTCAGCTAATTGTTTAGGACGTGTAGTACCGTTAGGATTAACTAAGAACAATGTCTTAGCGGCTACTGCTGAACCTTCGACAATAGCTTGTGTAAGTGCTTCTAAAGATTGTAAGTCACCTAAGTATTCTTCTACATAACCACGTCCGTAATCTTCGCCGTCTATTTTAGAAAATCTGAGAGCAATGAACGGAGATTTATCAATATCAAACGTACCTTCAGTTTCAGGAACACGTACTCCATTAATATCTTGAAATAGATGCCATTTATTATCTTCCCTAACACAAGCAGTAAACAGATTACATTTATCACTAGGTGGTTTACCTGAAGCGAGAGATGCTTGCTTAATATTTTCAGGGAGGGCTTCATATGCTACTTCTTCTTTGGTTGCTATTTTAATTACATTACCCATTGGGTCACGTTTAACAACATAGCGGTCGAGATGGAATACACGCATACCACCGTCTTGTGGAATGTATATTAGTGCATTACCTGTAACAACAAGCTGTTTAAGTGCTTCATGAATACCTACTCTGTAGGATTGTTGAGAGATTTCACTCATTACAGTTTCTTCAACTTGTTGTAATGATTTTTCTATCTCACTTATTAATTGGTCGTCTGCTCCTTCTTCTTGAATAGCAAACTTATCAATGTTTAATCTAAAAAATGGGGCGTTAGGTGGGAGTAATGCGAGCAGTAATTTAGATGCAAGGTTGTTCACACCGCGCGCACCTACGCCCGCAAAAGGAGTTTCTAGCCTACTTGAAGCGCCGAAGCCTTCATCAGGCATGATGTAAGGGAGTGTAAGTTTGGAGCAAGTGCGCGCTCTTTCCAAATATGAAACTCTATCGCCTTCACATTTGGTATATATTGATTCTGCTGTATAGTGCATATTATTATTCTAAATTAATGTTTAATTCATCGACTAAAACTGCTTCTTCCTCTTCAGTTAAAGTAGTGTAATCGGTAACGTCTAAACCCCATTCGCCGTCATCAGTAAGTATAGGAGCAGTAGTTGCTCTAGTTGTATTAACTGTAGGGTCTTGCCAATAAGGTAAATTAAGAGCTTGTCCTTCAACATCAGCTCTATCCGAAGCTTCTTGTTCTGTTTGAAATATTAAATATTTATACATATTAGTAATGAGCTGACAATCTTGTGTGAACTTCTGTTCGTTCTTCTGTTGTTAAAATCTTATTAAATAATGCAGCGCATTTAAAACGATACCTATTATCGCCTAGTTCTATTCTACCTATCTCAATGTCGTTATCTACAGTATTAGTATTTACGTCAATTTCTTGTGTACCATCAACAAACATATTAATATCAGTTGATGTTACTCCTGCAATAGGTAGCCTTTGTATTTCAGCTATGTATGTTTTAAGGGTAGTGGGGAATGTATCGTGGTAATTCTGTTCATAGGTGAAATCATCGTCTCTTATACTTACCCCAATGTCATCTGTAAGCGATGCGTTTTTTATTGCTATTGCTTTATGTTTAGCTTGGATTGCTGTAGCAGGACTTGTAGTGTCTCTTAATGTGAACATTGTTCTACCTGAAGCAGGTAACTCGTACATTGAACTTCCTTTCTTTCTAGCACCTAAAACGAAAGTTGTATGGCTATCTATAGTATTATCTTGAAACGCACTTTCAATTTTAGATTTAGCGCCATCAGCTATAGAAAACAAGCTTGTGTATTGATAATATCCTGCTTGGTCGGGTCTTATCTCGTTTGTATTAGGGTCGTAAAAATGATACAAACTTGAAACAACGTGAGTTAAATCTAAATCGGAATCGCCTTTTTGATTATATATTTTCGATATTCTTGCATAACTTGCGCTACTTCCTGCCCATGAGCTAAATGTACCGTCCGTTAATTCTGTTGCGGTGAAATCCCTTTCAGAAGGAGTTGCATTGTAAACAAACATTCTAACCACAGCATTACCTGTGCCTAGCATATCAACGCTCCCATAGACTGCAAAAGCGTCGTCAAATATATTTTTAACGACTTCAACTTGCCCAACCTTTTGCGGTTGCACAAGCGCTGTTACTTGGGAGCTAACTTGGGTCATCTTACTTTTCTAATGATTGAACATTAAGGGATAAGTTTCCATCAATGTTTGCAACAACAACTCTAAGTGTAGTTGGTGATGTTACAAACTTAAAACCACCACTTTCAGCTAAAGAGCCATCTTTTAGGTCAACAAAAGCTGAACCTATTTTTTGTTGTAGTTTGATTGTGGTACTCGCACCGAATGTTCCTGAAACTAAGAATACACCCTCACCTCCGTTCCACTCGAAATCTGTATTTCCGTTGGAGGAGATTGTAGCGATTTTACCGAAACCGTTCATTATGAATAGTTTGCGCCTGTTCCACCGCTAACACCTGTGCCGACGGTAGGACGTTTAATAGTTAATGAACCTACACCCATCTTTTTAGATGCAGCTTTAGTTAGTTTACCGCCTGCTTTATCTAGCTTCTTAACCTTTTTGGTTGGAGGAGGAGGAGGAGCAGGAGGTTTTGGCGGTTCAGGTATATCGGGAGTTGATAAACACATAATTTATTCCGTTGTTAATATATTTTCAGTTTGTTCTTCGCGTTTAGCGCGCAGAAAGTTTACTACAGAGCGTTGACCATAGTCATAATCAAGTTGTCTTATGTTTTGATTAGGAGCATAATCCTTTTTTGGAAAGACTTCTTCTAGCTTATCTAGTAAGTCTTGAGGAACATTTGGGAATGGGTCACTCATATAATTTTCATATAAGCCTATTTTCTAGGGAAAGTTATGTCGTCTAAGTCCTTGGGAAGCTTGCCTTTATCAATCCATTCTTTCGTTTGAATAAGGCACATTGCATTCCATATGATAGCTCCGCCGTGGTCTTCGGCTGTATCACCTTCCATGAATTGCCATAGATGACGATATAAGCTGTCAATATAACGAGACATAGGTATACCCTTCTGCCAATTATCTCTTCCATATTTCGTTGCTCCGTCTTCAAAGCGCTTAGATACTGCACGTAGAGCGGATATAGGTATGAGACTAGGCATACCTTTACCGAACATTGCATCACGTACTGCGCCTGTATCAAACTCAGAGCGTTTGCCTGAGTCAGGTAGTGTTGGTTCTATTTTGTTGGTGTCCATAATTTTATTTCTTTCGTGTTAAAATCGTAATCGTCTTTTTGTAAGATGTAGGCAAGACGCGCATTCATTAAGGCTTCATCTTCCGATTGACCTTTCTTAGTATAAGCGTCAACTACAGTTTGCCAAACGTAGCCATTCTTGTCGAGTAATTTACGCGCTGTAATAGCGCCTATTCCTGAACAGCCTGCATAGCCGTCTACAGTATCGCCTGCTAGTGCTTGTACAAGATGAAACTGTGAAGCTTCTTCTTTATTATTTTTAATAACTTCATCTTTTAAATGATTATACCAACGTATTGGTAATGTATTAAAATCTTTGTCACCGCTAACAGCAATATACTTTCGTGGATGTTTGGTACAAAGAATACCAATCAAGTCATCCGCTTCCATATTCTCAGCAACTGTTGTTTCGTAGTTCTTAGCAACATACTCACGAATGAACTTTAAACCCATAGGCTTACGTTTATCTTTACGGTTAGCTTTATAAAGAGGAAACAAATCATTTCTGAATGTTAGTTTAGGAGAGAATATAATATGTACATTATCGACTTTAGTTTTGTTAATAATGTTTTTAATAAATGAACTAACTTCTGCGACTAAACTAGATTCAGTTGAATGTAGCGTCCACAAGTCGTCTGTCCATTTAGTTTCTACTTCTGAAGCGAAGCAGGCGCGGTATGCCATCATATCGCCGTCAATTATTGCTGTTGTTTCCATTTCTTTATAGTGTGTTTAATAGTTAAGATTTCATCCTCTAAGATATGTTGGTCTTTTATTAGATTTCTGAAATCGTGTTGTAAGCGTCCTAGCTTAACTTCTTTTTTATTAAGACGGTCACGTAGTCCGTCGATGTAAGCTTCAGTTAACTCTTTATCTAAATCAGGCATTAGTGTGTTTCCTTCCAATTATTACCGATTGAATATTCACCATCTAAGGGGCAGTTGAAGTTAAGCACCTCTCCCGCTTTCTTAATAGCGTCTACAAATTGCTGACCTAAAGTTTCAGCATCTTCTTTATTACAACTAAACTGAACCTCATCGTGTACGTTAGCGTGCATCTCATAAGGTTTTGTAGCTGACTTAACAAACTCTACTAAAGCTTGTTTCATAATTACCGCACCTGCACTTTGTAAAAGTAAGTTAAGAGCGGAATGCGGAGAACGACAAGGTAATTGTCTACCGTCTAATCCTGTAAGAACACCTGACTGTTTAACTTTAGCTGTTACTGCATCAGTTAAATATTTCACAGCAGGGTTTTTCTTCATGAAGTTTTCTTTTAAGATACGCCCTTGGACAGCACAGCCATCAACAATAGAACCTATCTTAGCGTCACCTGCACCGTACAACCAAGCGTATATAAATCGTTTAGCATCAGCACGTGAAGGTAAACCTGCGGCTTCTTGATTAGATGTATGAACATCACCTTCTGTGACAATCCTAGCGTACTTACCTTTATCCCATGGGTGTAGGTAGTGTGCTAAACAACGTAACTCTAAACCTGAAGCATCTGCTCCAACTAATACGTTACCTTCTTTAGCTGTAAACAACTCACGACACTCTGCGCCGTATGGTGCATTAGTAGAAGGTATTTGTCCTAAGTTCGGTCGTTGATGTGAACATCTTCCTGACACAGTTCCGCAAGTATTTACAGAACCGTGAATACGTCCATTCTTTACAGACGATAGCCAAGCTTGAGCGCCCTCTGATATAGCACCTAGACGTTTAGATACTAATAAGTATTCTAAGAGCTTCTCAGATTGTTCTGAACCAATCTCTTTTAGTACCGCTTCGTTTATAGCGGGGCGTTTACCATCGTAGTGTGCGGGCTTCCAACCTGCCTTCATAAGTCTGTCGGCAATTTGGTCACGACTATTAGGATTAAATGGTATAGTCCTAGTCTTATAGTCACCTTGAAAACATTCGGTAGCTTTATAGCCTGACTCTAACATTGCTTTCTTAGTTGGGAACTTGTCACCATTACGATTTACCCACCACTTACTTTTTAATGTTTCTACAGTAGGCTCGAAAACTTCTTGTAGCTCTGCTTCTAGTTCAGCACGGCGCTCCATGAGTTTCTTGTTAAGTTGTTCAGCTTTCT